GGACCGCCACAAATTGGTCCTGGAACAAACCCTGATGGCACTTTGTCAGGATTAATGATAACCGGTGTTTATAATCAGCAAAATCTGAAGCAAATTTTAGTAGAAATGGGTATTTTATTGGACGGCCAATACAGAGAAAATATGTTACCCGCTGGAGTATATAACTATGTGGAAAAATATACCAGGACTGAAGGTTTTGCTCCCGATGGTCTATATTGCTATAATTTTTGTTTGGATACGTCACCCTATTCGCTACAGCCATCCGGTGCTATGAATATGAGCAGATTCACGAATGTTGAATTTGAGTTTGTCACAATAAATCCACCGACAGATCCTTATGCTCAGGTACTAACCATTTGCAATCCAGATACGGGCGAAATAATCGGTGTAAACAAGCCGTCTTGGCGCATTTATGAATACAATTATGACCTATATGTGATGGAAGAGAGAGTGAATATGGTGGTCTTTGTTGGCGGCAATGCGGGTCTTATGTATGCTACTTAAAATATAAATATAATTTTATATAATAAATTATATTTTCTACTTAAAGAAAAACTCTGATTTCACTACAATATGTAAGGAACTATTTTAAAAAAACGTGAAAAAACGTTCACTTTGAGTGTAGACAAATCGCATATTTTTCAAAAATCCAAGATTATTTTGGAAAACTCGAATTTGGACATTTATTTTTGTCCAATTTTGAAAAATGAAAATACTTTTGGGAAAAAAAAATTGTTAAAAAATGAAAAAAAAGCTGAGACCATAAAAAAAATTAAGGTCTCACCCTCGAAAAAAGTTTTTCAAATATGTGACGATATTTTTTTTTTACGAAATTAAAAAATAATATTTTAATAAAAAAATATTTAGGCATTTTTTATGTAAGTATAATACATACTGACAATGACTGACATTTTAGTCCAAAAAAATGCCAAAAAATTCCAATGTGAAAACTGTGACTTTGTATGCTTTAAAAAATCTAATTACGATAAACATTTATTGACATCTAAACATCAAAATACTGACAAAATACTGACAAATACTGACGCAGAAAATGCCGTCGTAACAAATATATTTATTTGTGAGTGTGGTAATAACTATAAACATCGTCAGAGTTTATTTAATCATAAAAAAAAATGCCAAACCTTAAATATTAATAATGAAGAAATAAATACCGAAGACTTAAACAATGAGATAACACCCGAATTAATTATGAGTGTTTTACAGCAAAATAAAGAATTACAAAAAATGTTAATAGAGCAAGGTAAAACCATTATGGAGTTATCTAAAAATAGTTCAAATACTAATATTTCACACAGTAATATTAATTCACATAATAAAACATTCAATCTGCAATTCTTTTTAAATGAGACTTGTAAAGATGCGATGAATATAATGGACTTTGTTGATTCAATAAAGTTACAGTTATGTGATTTGGAAAATGTTGGAAAGTTGGGATTTGTCGAAGGTATTTCAAAGATAATTGTTAGTAATTTGAGTTCTCTCGATGAGACAAAACGACCGGTTCATTGTACAGATTCAAAGAGAGAAATAATGTATGTAAAGGATGAAGATAAATGGGAAAAGGAAAATGAAAATAAACAAAAAATGAGAAAGGTAATTAAACACGTTACGCATAAGAATTCCAAATTACTTAAGGAATTTAAAGCAAAGTATCCAGGTTGTGAAAAAAGTGAATCCCGATTCTCAACCGCATATGATAAGCTCATTATTGAAGCAATGGGAGGCAAAGGAGATAATGATTTGGAAAAAGAAGACAAAATCATTAAAAATATAGCAAAAAATGTGACAATTGATAAACATAATGGTATTTAATTTTATTTAATTTAGCAGAGCTTTTCAATTTAGCAGAGCTTTTCAATTTAGCGTAGCATTTGAAGCCAATGGACCATTTTCAAGAAAGTCACCTGTAACGCTATAACGTGGTGGATATGAAGGCATATATTCTAAATCATCAGGAGGTTTATACCTTTTATCAAATAATTTTTGCTCCGCGTCAAAGTCATCGCGCCAAGTATTTATACCGAATGTAGGCGAAGGTGTTTTCGAAAACTCTTTACCAGAAATTTTCATTGCTTTTGTCCCCATATCGCTTGTCAAAGGAGAATATTGAGGTGTCACGCCAACAGTAAGCTTGCCTGCGTCATTGTTGCCAGGGACATTTCTATTGCTGCTTTGGGTTTTGATCCCACTTATTTTAGGTTGGCAACCCGGGCAATCAATATCCGCGGTACATTGCTGCCCGGTAATAGAGCACCTGGCTTGAGGGCCGCACATATTTTTACAACTGTAAGTGGTGGTTAAGGGCAAATCTACACTGTGACTTGTAGAATTTGAAACAGTAGTATCATTTAATTGTTGGAAACTTTCTATAATATATTTATTTATTGAAAGGTAATCAATCCAATAAAATATTAAAACAAGCAATAAAAAACTGGTAACTGCTAAAAATAATATATAATAGGTATCTTTTGTTAATGTCATATATTATTTATTTATATTTTTATTTTTTCAAGTATCATTAGAGAGAAAATAAAACATCCTATTTAGAAAAATAAAATACTAATGAAAATTTATATTTGATATAGATAAATAAATTTATAAATAAATTTTATATCTTTTTAATATAAGTAAAATGTCGGATCCAAATGATACTTCAACTATTGATGAAAAAAAAGATGAAAATAATGGAAATACTAAAAAAGATAATAACATTGGTGGTGTAATAGGGGCTTTTGTCATGGGACTAATTGGTGTTTATATTTATTATAAAGTAGGCAGTTGGCTTGTTTATGCTTCTGTAATATCGTCTTCCTGTGAACTACCAACAGATACTAATTTATCTCCCTTTGAGGGAAGCGCTGTTAACTCGCTAAAATCGAAACCAGTGCATATTTTTGGCGATAAAGCAACAATACAGTTTCCGAACGACCCTGATAATTTAAAATACTTTTTTATTGACAGTTTGCGAAATAGCAAAAGAAAATATGCGGGATCTGAAACTTGGACCTCACATATGTTTGATTTTTGTATTACCTTTTACGAATCATTATTTTCATTTAATTATTCATTTATACAACTTATTTTGAAATTTATAAATAAATTAGGTATTCCTCAAATAGTTATATTGTTATTAGGACCATTATGTTTGGGTTTTACATTTTTCATTTTATTTATTTGTAATTGGATATATGCCATATTTACTTGGCTTACATCATTGCCAATATTTATAAGAAATAACGCCACTCTAATAGAGGAACTAATTGGTTATTGGACAATATTCGTCCTTTTTATTGGCTTGATTCTTTGCGCTGTTTTTGTATTTCCTATAGCAATTCCGTGTTCTTTAATAATATTTTTTGTTTCATTATCATTTCTTTTATACAAAGGCACAATAACTGGTAATATTAAAGATGGTGTCAATGGCCCTGTAGGCGCAGGAGATATTTTAGCTGGGTTTTTGGAAAATTATCCAAGAACATTAATTTTATTTTTATGCTTACATATGATAAGTATATTTTTTAACTACTTAGGACCAGTTGCTGGGTTTGTTTCTATTGTAATATCGGCACTTATTTTATATTATATGGATAAGCTTATAGAAACTTATAAAAACCCAGGTTTAGATATGACGCAAATTTTTGGAAAACCTTCTAAAAATGGAACAGAACCCGTAAAAGCACCGATAAAAGTGGTAGGAAGACCAGTAGCAGGACCAATAAAAGTGGTAGGAACACCAGTAAAAGCGACATCAGTTCAAGTAGGTGGCAACTTTAATTTATTAAAAGAATTAAAAAAACTACAGTAAAAAATTAAAAATTAAATAAACTAAATACAATATAAACATAATTTGATATTGTATTTAAATAATGAAAAAAAACGGCAAATTAGATAAAACGCCATTTGTTAGTATTTGCACGCCAACATTTAATAGGCGCCCTTTTATCCCAATTATAATAAAATGTTTTGAAAATCAAACATATCCAAAGGATAAAATAGAGTGGATCATTGTCGATGATGGAACGGACAAGATAGAGGATTTGGTATCCCATATACCGCAAGTCAAATATTTTAGATATGAGGAAAAAATGTCTCTCGGTAAAAAACGAAACATAACAAATGAAAAGGCAAGGGGTGATATTATTATTTATATGGACGACGACGATTATTACCCACCGGAAAGAATCAGTCACGCAGTAACTACATTACAAAAAAACCCTAAAGCATTATGTGCTGGGTCAAGCACGATGTATATATATTTTAAACATATCGACAAAATGTATCAATTTGGTCCGTATGGCCCGAATCACGCGACGGCGGCAACTTTTGCGTTTAGAAAGGAATTATTACAAAAAACCAGATTTGATGAAAAAGCGACTGTTGCTGAAGAGAAGAAATTTCTAAAAGATTATAAGATTCCATTTGTTCAATTAGACCCGCTTAAATCAATATTGGTATTTTCGCACAATCATAATTCGTTTGATAAAAAAGTATTATTGAATCAGATGCCAAACGCTTTTATTAAGGATACAACTTTGACACCTTCTAATTTTGTAAAGGAACCAAGTGTTTTACAGTTTTTTATGGAAGATATAAATAAACTATTGGAGAATTATGAGCCAGGTTCGCCTCAAAATAAGCCAGATGTTACAAAGCAAATAGCTGAAATCCATGAATCAAGAGAGAAAATGGTTCAAGACCAAATAAAGCAGCAAAATGATTATAACAGTTTAATCAACAAGCTAACTAATGTAAGTCCTCAGATGGCACAAGATAAAATCGATAAATTAACATTTTTTGTTCAAGAGTTGTCAATGGAAAACAATCAATTGAAGGAAAAGGTTAAGTATTTGGAGGATAAAATAAAAACATTAATAACAGAGCAAATACAGTTTAAAAGAAACTTTATGGCGCAGCAAAATTTAATAGCAAAATAGGTATGTTTTAAAAAAAGATTTAATAAATATACTTAAAAAGAACTCATATATTTATAGTATATACTAAGTGAAATGAGTAACGAGATTGAAACCGAGACTGAACAATTAAATAAGGACGATAACAATGAGTTGACAAATTTAAGGATGTCTGATAAGAACTTCCATATAATTTCGAGAATTGCGCCTTTTGAGCGCCGTGGCATTGTTACTTACAAGAAAAAGCAAATAGGTATTTATACAAGTGGTGATATAGGATCCCGTATTAGAAATGCCGAGACGGGTGAATATTACACTTACACAGTTGGTAGCAAATTTGAGAATTTGTTTTTCTCAGTTAGACTTTCAACTGGCGAATGTGATGGTAAGTATAAGGTGCCCACTTTGTTTTTTACGTCCCCAAGCCATTATGAGTCTTACTTATATGGCACAGTAAGCGAGGAGACGCGGGATGGTTGGGATTACAAGAGGATGATGGTAATGAATGAGATGGAGAAGAAAAAGCCAGGAAGCAGTGTGCTTGTTAGGTAAAAAGGTTATTACCAAATAATATAAATATAAAATAAAAATAATATTAAAAATTATAATATTATTTTTTTATAGAAAAAGTGTAATACTTATTATTCTTCAACCATTTCCTCCTCTTCTTCTTCATTTTCAATTTCCTTATCAGTTGTGCCGGCTGCGTTTTCCTTTGTATATTTTTCCAAATATCTATAGATTCGATTAATATCGAGCTTCGTTATTTCATAATTTTCAAACAGCGCAAAAATTTCATTATCATCATATTTATTTTTTAAGTCAATAAAATAACCAAATATGTCTTTCTTGTCCATATTCAGCTTTTGACATAATTTTTGAATGAACAAAGAATTATTATATTCGGTTGAATACTTTGTTAATACCTTTGTAAATCGAACCTCTGTAGGATTATAATTTTGTTTTTTTGGGAAATTCTCGTGATATAACTTGTTATTTTTAAAGGTTTTGATTAACGAGCTCATTTCATTAAACTGCCATATTTGCTTTTGAAATGTAGTTCTGTCAATGTAATCTGCAAAACAAATATTATCCAATTGATTGATATAGAAAGGCACTGATGTTTTTTTATCATATTTGTCAATAACATCAATAATATTCTCGTGCCATAATAAACCAACGCTTGTTCTATCCGTCTCGTTCATTATGGTCACGTGTTCATTTATATTGTAGTAATTATTAATAAGTTTATTGGTTATTTTTTTAGTATCATCATTATACGACTTAACTTGAAATATATTTTCAATTATTTCACCCTTAAAGAAAGTAGGATCTTTTTCATAAATTTTATAAATGCTTTTAAGTTTTCTCAAATCGCCTTGAATAAAGGTAATTATTTTATTTTTAATATTTGTATCAATATTTACAAACAAAGAATGTATGATTTGGTTGATCTGTGGACTCGTAGGTGTTTTCAATTCAACAGTATTACAAACCTTCATAAGCTCTTTGATTTTTTTATCCACGCGATAATTGCCAATACAAATAATAGGATTCATCGTAATTTCCTCTAATTTCTGTTTTTTTGTCTTTTTGGGCCGAATCAATTTAATTAGCGTATTAATCCCGCCTTTGTCACCATTATTCATCCCATCAATTTCATCCATTATAATAGCAATCTTTTTGACCTTTTTATTAAACAAACTCATTATATTTTTATCAGACATATTATGCTTTGTAATATCTTCAATAACAGACGTATTGCGAATGTCACCGGCGTCATAATTAATAATATCATAGCCCATCTCTTTTAAAATATTGGAAACAAACGTGGTTTTACCAGTGCCAGGCGTGCCATAAACATATATCCCCTTTTTAATCAACATATTATTTTTATTAGCTTCAAATGATTTTAATATCTCTTTAATGGTATTGGATTTTTCATCTCTATCCAAAATACTATTAATGTTCAATTTTTCCATTTTATATATTTAACGAAATTCTTTTTATGTTGATTTTTGTATAATCCAAGTTCTTGTAAAAATTCTGTAATAAAATTTCTACATTTATTTGATTCATTTTCAATACAATAATTAATAACAAAATAAACATAGTTCTTAAATTCGTAATTGTTGTATGTGTAGTTTTTAATTTCAAACCATTTTAAATAGTTCTCTCTTACTATCATTTCAAAAACAAAATTATTATCTCTTCGAATAGTGTCACGTATATACATCTCATATGTTTTAATTGTGGGTTTTATAAGATGATGATATAATTGATAATTTGTTTTATTTGTAAAGGTAAATTCTTTTTTAGGCAGATATTCTTCAATTATACCAACAATATCTGTAGGTAATTTGTTAACTAAATTAATTATATTATCCATTATATAATTAATATATTTATTTTATGTTGAACAATCCGGAGGGTTCACTCCATAAGTAATACCATCCCAGCTAACATTACAAGTATTTGTCGCCCAATTGTATTTACTACACACACCCTGAGAACCAGTAAATTGAGAAGTATTAAAGTTCTTAGTATAAAATTTACTACCTTCTGTTGGAGTAGTACAACTTCCTAAACCTTTTACATTAACACAAACTGCAGCATCTCCGGTACCTTGTATTGCCCAATAATCGGGACATTCAGGTGTCATTGGAGGCCATAAAATACTATTGTGTGCTTTTGAAAGAGCTACGCCAATTACGACCAATGTAATAATTAAAATAATTATTGCAGCATATAAAACAAATTTTTGAAATCCTTCCATTTGTATATAAAATAAATATATATTTTTTTCTATAAGTGTAATATAAATGAATAAAGTTACCAATGGACGCATAGATATTAAATCGCCTAATACTTCTACTTTATTTGAAATGTATGATAAAATACCAGCAAATCAGTGTGTAACATTTAGGAACCCAACTGAAGGGTTGTGGACTGACACTTATTTGTCTCAAGCATTCTTCTCTCAACAAAACATTCAGATCTTACAAAATGGAATACGCGCAGGTGTTTATCATAAGTCAAATAGTCAATATACAATTGCTCCTCAAGATTGTGATTCTCTAAAAATTGTTATGCGAAGTGTTTATTTACAAAATGCTGCAAATCAACCAAATAACATTACTCAACAAGTTTTTGAATTAAACAAAATTGTCTTAAACTATTGTATTCAACAAGTTTATAGTGAGGCGCAAGGTTATCTGAAATATATAGATGACGCCAGCACATTAGTGGTGCCAATTGCTCATCCGGTTATGACAGATAACAGTGATCGTGAGCTCGAATTCAAAACTTGGTTCTAACAACCTTTTCTAACGTAGTAAAGAAAAGGTTGTGCCAAATATAAAATCGCTTAAAGTATAATAAAAATTTATAATTCTTATTATAATGGATAAAATAGTGTTAATATGTGCCACCGGGCGTTCTGGATCAACTACGATGCAGCGAATCATAAATAGCGTGCCAAATAGCAATATATGCGGCGAGAATTTTGGCGCAATTAATAGCCTTTTAGAGTTTTACAAAAGGATTAAAACTACCACATTTGATTATGTTCCAGGGCACCTTCGTCCAGCAAGTTATGAAGACATTGTTTCTAAAGATGTTAAACCATCCTGGTATAATTCATATAATTTTCAACAAACTGTTAGTATGATTAAAATATTAATTGCTTCACTTTTTAAGAATAAAGAGGCAACAAATATATGGGGTTTTAAAGAAATTCGTTACGATAATGGTGCTATAAAATATTTAAAGGAATTCAAAGAATTGTTTCCACAAACGAAGGTTATAATACAAGTTAGAGGAAACATTGCTGCACAATCGCAAAGTAGTTGGTTAAAAAAAGATAAAAATGCTATTCAATATTTAAACGCACTGAATAATGAATTTTATAATTTTTACAATCAGAACAAAGAATGGTGTTATTTTACGACCTTTGAAAAAATGTTTGATATGGAAAATATAAAAAAAATTTTTGAATTTATTGATTGCTCACAATATTATGACCAGAGCAAAATTAAACAAATATTAGATAATAATATTAAAGATTAACAATCAGTTTTTTTATCAATTATTCCTCTAAAACAACAAGATTCTTTGTCGATTTTTTAACAACGGCACCTTTACTGGTAACCTTCTTTTTCTTTGTTTTGGTATCTTCGCCATCCATAAGTCTTTGTCTAAATTCTTTATACTCCAAATACTGCTCTAACAAATTATCCAATTCTGAATTCCACATTTTATTTATAGAGGTGCCTTTAATTGTAGCTAATTCAGCTTCTTTGTTACCCTTTTCGGTAAGCAACTTTTCGACGTTTTCTTCAGTCACCGAGTCCATTGGCATCTTGGTTAAATATTTATAATCACTGTCATCATCAATAATATCGTAGCCCTTGCTTTCTAACATTTCTAACACTTGTTCCTTCTTCTTTTTTCTCAAATCAATTGTGCCTTCCAAGTTCTCCTTGATATACTTGGCTTTATTCGATAATAATACAAGTTCTTTTTCAATGGCGGCAATCAAATAATCTTTTCTGGTTTGATATAATTTTAATCTTACATCATAGTAGGCGTCAATTATATCAGACACCTTCTCATATTTTTGTAACTTATCGTCTGCGTCAAATAGATGCATATTTGTAGTCGTGTTTGTCGTATACAACTTCAATAATTTTTCAAGTCCGTTACAAGCATAATCACCTTTAGATTGTTCTAATTCTTCCAACTTGCCTTTTGCGAATGTAATTGTAAAATCAACATTGGTATCTTTGCTCATATCATCATAATCCTTAACCACAGATGTAATCTTTTTACCATCTTTATCTTGACCGGGTTCAATTAGTTTCTCAAGCAATTCTTTGAAATCTTCCGTCCAAAAGCCGACAGGGAGCTCTGTCACGCGAATTGTGTCATTGCCTGTCTTTTCATATAAACCCTTCATCAAATATTTTTCTTCACTAAGCTTTGTTATTTGACCTTTAAAACCATCATAATACGGAATAAACTCTACACTGTTTTCTTGTAAAGATAGCTTGTTTTTGATATACTGAATAATTTGAATCGGATTGTAACACATAATATCTGTGCTAAAACCAGTTCCAATTCCCTTTGAACCGTTGACAAGAATCATTGGAATAATTGGTGCGTAATAAACCGGTTCGACAAGTAGGCCGTCGTCATTCAAATATGTCAAAATATTATCGTCGTTTGCTGGAAATAAAGTTCTTGTGATTTTGTTAAGTTGAGTGAATATATATCTTTCAGACGCACTATCTTTACCGCCTTGTAAACGAGTGCCAAATTGACCGTTTGGCATAAACAAATTAATATTATTTGATCCTACAAAGTTTTGCGCCATTCCGACAATTGCTGCGTTTAAACTGGCTTCGCCGTGATGATATCCTGAATGCTCTGAAACATAACCGGAGAATTGTGCGACTTTAATCTCAGTTGTCAAATTTTTCTTAAAGGCGGAAAACAATATCTTACGCAATGATATTTTGAGACCATCCATCAAGTTAGGAATACTGCGGTCACAATCATATTTGGAGAAGTGAATTAATTCTTTATGAATAAACTCGTCATATGTTATCATTTGTTTTGACGTATCTATAAAACTACTTCTATCATATAATTTTAACCAATCCTTTCTATCATCTGCGCGTTTCTTATTGAAAACCATATCAATTGTGTCGTCACTCTTCTCAGAAATTGTAAAACCAACTGTCTTTTTATTCTCAAAATATTCACGGAATTCCTTACCTGTGCTGGTTCCTAAACCTTTGTAATATTTAATCTTCCAACCCTTGGTATCATTTTCATCTTTCCATTCTTCATATTCGCCTTCATTATAGAAATTCAACTCGACAGTTCCTTTTTTGGCTTTTAGAATAGGAGTATTCATAAATCCAATAAATCCGGGGATTTCGACTAATGATGGCCATTCAGATTGAAACAAATTGATACCTAATCCTTTAATGTGACTACCATCGAGATCCTGGTCGGTCATAAATAATACTTTTCCATAACGCAAGTGCTTATATACATCTTCAATTGATTCGTATTTTTTACCTGTTTCCAAACCTAATATCTTTTTAATTTCAGATATTTCATTATTTTCAGAAATCTTCTTCACGGTTTCACCTCTCACATTTAAAAGTTTGCCTTTTAGGGGATAGACGCCAATTGAATTACGGTCTTCAGATGATAATCCGGAAATGATACCGGCTTTTGCTGAATCACCTTCGCAAAATATGACAACACAATCCTTGGACTTTTCTGTTCCAGCCCAATTAGCATCAGTCAATTTCGGAATACCGCGCACAGATTTAGACTTAACGCCATCTGTTTTTTTGGCGGCCTTGTTTTCCTTGACTTCTGTCAATTGTAACGCAGCATCCATCACGCCCATTTTAGCAACCTTTTCAATAAATTTATCACTGACTTCACATTTTGAACCGAACTTAGAAGAAGGTGTGTTCATAAAATCCTTGGTTTGACTGTCGAACGCAGGATTTTCAATGTCACACCTAATAAACAAAATCAATTGTTCTTTAATAGAATTCTGATTGACCTTGACCTTCTTCTTCTTCTCAATAAAGTCGCATAATTTTCGTGTGATTTGGCCTAAAATATATTCAACGTGTTTGCCGCCTTTTGCCGTATGAATGCCATTGACAAAAGACACTTGTGTAAATTCATTATTTGGCGTTAAAGCCACTGCGTATTCCCATCTGCTTTCGGAGGAATCCTCATATACGCGAGGCACCTCACTCTTATCGCCAATATACAAATCGATATATTGTTGGAAGTTTTTGATAGGAACAGGATTAGAATTATATTTGACCTTTATAGTTTTATCGGTTACGGCGGCAATATCATAAACACGTTTTCTCAAAAGTGAGATAATATCTGGTGTAAGTCCATCAATTCCAAGACGCTTATAATCAGGTTTAAATGTAATCTTAGTATAAGGCTTAGTTTTACATTTAGTAATCGAAGGCTTACAAATTTCGTCCAAGTTATTTTTGAATTCTTGACTATACTTAAGACCGCGAATATGATCGACAGTTTCGACAGAACCATAAGTAGACCATATTAGCACAAGTTTGAAACCAAAACCGTTCTTACCACCAACAATTTTCTTTTCAGTTTTATCATAATTTGTAGAAGTTCTGAGATGACCGAAAATCAATTCAGGAATCCATATTTTGTGTTCAGGATGCTCAGCAACATCAATACCATT